AAATGGAGAATTAACTACAATATGGGTTGAGGAAGCTACAGAATGTCAGGAAGCCGATATAAACCAATTAAAGGTTCGTTTGCGTGGTGGTAAGAGTAAGAAACAAATGGTACTTACATTTAACCCTATCAACGTACAACATTGGATTAAAAGACATTTTATAGATAGTGGCTTAGCTACCGTATGCTTTAGTACATATAAAGACAACAAATTCCTAACGGATGATGATAGAAAAGCATTAGAGGATTTAAAATATACTGATGAATACACCTACAATGTATATTGCTTAGGGCAATGGGGTATTTTAGGTAAAACAGTATTTGATGCTAGAAAAATACAGAATAGATTAAGCAACCTGTCTAAACCATTAAAGACAGGTTATTTTGAGTATGATTATGATGGATTAAAAATAAGTAATATAAGATGGGTAAATGATAAGAATGGATATATAAACATCTATCAAGTGCCTAATAGCCCAACAGTAACTAAGTATTGTATAGGCGGAGATACAGCAGGAGAAGGCAGCGACTTCTTTACTGCTCATGTGTTAGATGCTAAAACAGGTAATCAAGTAGCAGCGTTAAAACATCAATTCGATCCAGACCAATATACAAAACAAATGTATTGTTTAGGTACTTATTATAAGAATGCTCTAATAGGAATAGAAGCTAACTTTGATAGTTTCCCTATAAGAGAACTAACAAGAATAGGTTATGACAATCAATATGTAAGGGAAGCGCAAGATACTTATACAGGCAAAACAGAAAAGAGATTTGGGTTTAAAACAACTTCTTTAACCAGACCTACAATAATATCTAACCTAATCCAAATAGTAAGGGAACATACTGAAACAATAAACGATAAAGATACATTAGAGGAACTATTAACCATTATCAGAAATGAGAAAGGCAGAATAGAAGCTCCAGAAGGTGGACACGACGATCAAATGATGGGATTAGCAATAGCTCATGAAATAAGAAATCAAGTTGTATTTGATATGGAAGAAATAAGAGTTAATCCACAATATCATTTCAATTTAGAAAAGAATAACGAAACTCAATATGATTATGGAGAAACAATACAAGTAATTTAAGGAGGGATAGAATGAAGAAATCAGTATTAAGAAAGCTTTTAGAAAAAAGAAGATACGAAAAACACATTGGAGATTTCAAAGTGCTAAGTGAAGAAGAAATGAAAGAAGCAAAAGCAGAGGTTATTGAAGTTAAACCTAAAAAGAAAACTAAAAAAGGTGATAAGTAATGGAATGGATAGTATATCTATTATTCTTGCTTGTAGGCTTTTATTTAGGTAGTACTAGGCAACAAAACAAACAAGATAATACAAATACACTACCTACTATTAAAATGCCTAATTTGAACCCTTTAAACGCATATAGAGAGAAGAAGGAAAAAGAAGAATTAGAACAAGCACAAAAAGAATTGAATATTATGATGGAAAATATAAATAATTATGATGGTACTAGCAATCATCAACAAGATGTGAGGTGATTAAATGGAACAAATGGATTTAGAAAAGTTGATAGAAACGGATATATGGACATTATACGAACAAGGTAGAAACTACTGTAGAATGACTAATATGTTTTCTGAAACAGATTTATGTTACAGAATGTATAATGGTGACCAATGGAATGGGGTTAAGTTAAAAGGGGTAGAACCAGTACAACTAAACTTCATTAAACCAACTATAAGATATAAAAACGGAGTAATCCATAGCAATTATTATAGTATGGTTTATTCAAGTATGAACTTTGAAAACAAAGAGTTCATTAAAACAGGCGAAAGAATATGTAAAATGCTTATTAAGAAAGCATCTCGTACATGGGAAAAAGACAATTTAGATGCTAAGTGTAGAGTAGTTACTAAAGATGCTGCTATTAATGCAGAAGGTGTTATGTATGTTACATACGATATGGAAGAAAACGAAATTAACAATGAGATCATCAAAAAGAATGATCTTTTTTTTGGGAATGAAAATGATAGTGATATACAAAAACAACCTTATATCTTAATCAAACAGCGTAGACCTTTAATCGAAATAGTAGATATGGCAAGAGCAGAAGGTGTAAGCGAAGAAGATATTAAAAACATTAAAGCAGATAATGATAATTTCGAAGAATCAGGCGAAAGCTCTAAACTAGAAAAAGATTTAATGTGTACTCTTGTTACTAAAATGTACAAAGAGAATGGAACAGTACATTTTGCTAAAGCTACAAGATGGGTAGATATTAAGAAAGATACTGATAGCGGATTAACATTATATCCAGTAGCTCATTTTCTATGGGAAGAAAAAGAAGGTTCTGCAAGAGGTGAAGGAGAAGTAAAACAACTTATTCCTAACCAAATAGAAGTAAATAAAACTATTATGCGTAGGGTATTAGTTGCTAAAAACACAGCGTACCCACAAAAAGTAGTAGCAGTAGAAAAGGTTATTAACCCTAGTGCGGTAGACCAAGTAGGCGGAACTATTAAGATAAAAGGAAATAATGTAGATGATGTAAATAAAGTCTTTACTAATATAGCTCCGGCTCAAATGAGTGCTGATGTAGAAAAACTACAAACAGAATTAATACAAACAACAAGAGAATTAGCTGGTGCTGGTGATATAGCTACAGGTGAAGTAAATCCTACTGAAGCATCAGGTAGAGCAATATTAGCAGTACAACAAGCATCACAACAACCTATTACAGAACAATTAATAGGATTCAAAACATTTGTAGAAGATTTAGCTAGAATATGGCTAGATATGATAACAGTATATAACTATGATGGCGTTAAGCTAGAAGAAGAAATAGTAGACGAAATGACAGGCGAAGAAACAACTCAAATAGTAGATGTACCACAAAGCGCACTACAAGAACTACAAGCAACAGTAAAGGTAGATATAACACCTAAAGGAGCTTTCGATAAGTACGCACAAGAAATGAGTATAGAAAACCTATTAAACAATGGTTTATTTAACGTTCAAAGATTACCAGAATTAAAGATGTATCTTGAATGTCTAGATGATGATGCAAACATGCCTAGACAAAAAGTATTAGAAGTTATAGAGAAGGCGGAAGAAGAACAAAGAAAAATAGCTGAAATGAATGCACAAGCTCAAATAATGCAAGAGAATGCAATGCAATTCTTAATGAATGATCCAGAAGCACAAGCGCAACAATTAGCAGATGCATCACAACAAACAATGGTAGAAGAAGCACCTATAGTAGAATAGGCGCTTTTTTATATGACCAAGCATTTAAGTCTATAAACTGTATGGAAATCGTGAAGCAAACACGTCAAAAAATAGGAAGGAGAAAGTTATGAATAATAACGAAGAACTTGTAACAAATGTTACTGAAAATGTAGAAGTAACTACAGAAGAAACAGTAGTAGAAGAACCTACTATAGAAAAGGTTTATACAGAAGATGACTTCAACAGTAAGTTAGATGAAGTATTAGCCAAAAAAATAGCTCGTAAAGAAGCTAAGATTCGCAAAGAATATGAAAAGAAGTATGGAAAGTTAGAAAGTGTATTAAGAGCTGGAACAGGTAGTGAAGGCGATATTGAGGAAATGGCAGATACATTTGACCAATTTTACACACAAAACGTAAAGGGATATAAAACCCCAACAGAACCTACAATCTCAGATAGAGATATGACGGTATTAGCAAAGTCAGATGTAGCAGAAATGATTGATACTTATGACTTTAAAGAGTTAGAAGAGGAAGCTGACAGATTATCAGACTTATATCGTGAAGGCAAAATATCAGAACGTGATAAGTTTTTATTTATCGAGTTAGGAAACTATCTAACTAATGAAAAAAGCAAGAAAGAACTTGCAAGCATTGGAGTAACAGATAAAGTCTTAAACGATGCAGAATATGTTGAATTTAAGAAAAATCTTAATCCAAACATGTCTGAAAAAGACAAGTACGAAATGTACACGAAATATAGACCAAAGCCAGTGGTTGAACCAATAGGCAGTATGAAGGGTACAGTAGCAAAAGATACAGCAGTAAAAGATTTCTATACAAAAGAAGAAGCAATGCAATTTACTAAAGCTGATTTTGACAAGAACCCAGAACTATATAAAGCAGTAGAAAACTCAATGCTGAAATGGTAATTCATTATTGACCTATTGGAAATAGGAAAGGAATGATTATAATGGCAGTAACAAATTTTATACAAACTATTTGGAGTAAAAAAATCCAAGATGATTTAGAGTTAAAAACTAAATTAGTTAATAACTGTTTAAGAGCTTATGAAGGAGATTGCAAATATGCTCAATCAGTTAAAATTTTAGGAGTTGGTGAACCAACAATCGGTGCTTATACAGGTGCTGAAATCAATATTGAAGAAATGAGCGATAGAGGACAATTATTAACAATTGACCAAGCTAATTACTTCGCATTCTATGTAGATGAGATTAACGATGCTCAATCTGT